TGAAGTGCGTGATCCGATTGCGGCAGGTGCAGCAGAATTTCCACTCAACATTGCAGAGTATGCATCAGACGTAGATGGAAACCAACAGTACGAAGTCTATGACGCACCCGCAGGTTGGGAATCATTCGGTGGTACTTACTACTATGTGAAACCTGTTGCGGCAAACCAGTTCGAAGTCTATAGTGGTTATGACAGAGCGACCGATACATTCTCAAGTCCAGTTGATACTACGAGTCTTCCAGCATGGCCTGGCGGTAACGCATACATCAAAGGATTCAGAGGTTCACGAATCATCTGGTCTTTCTATGCTAAGACAAGAACCGCTTTACACAGTGATGTGAAACTGATGGTCACAGTAAACTGGAAAGAGATTATTCAGTAATGCCCTCTATACATTTCAATTATGGTACGTGGTGGGCCTGGGAAGACTATCCGAACCAGAAAGTTGTATTCGATGGTCCTACAAAAACCATATTCGTAAGTGAAGGTGTAACAGAAATAAACGTACAAGCAGATTTATATTCAGCATGGAAAGAATGGAAAACTAATTCACCTGAAGCACCTGGTGTTGATAGACCTAGAGGTGGTACTGCTTACTTACAGGCGTTCACTGCAATCGGTGGCCAGCCAATTACAGCAGATCAAAGTGTTGGTATAACTTATTTTCTTGAAAACGGTTGGAGAATACAACCTTTTGCTAGTAAAAATCCGTACGTACTTACTGTAGATGGAAACCTATACACAAGAGAAGTAGGCGGTAATCCATTCAACTTTGCTGAAGGTGTTTCAGTATCTCTTGTAAGATCAAATATTGTAGATCTTATACAGGTCGAAGCACTAGGTGTTAATATAACAGAACAGGATATCGCTGCAATTGCAGCTGCATCAGCTGAAACAGTATGGGATGAAGCACTAGCAGATCATACAACTGACGGTACAACAGGTAAGAAGCTCGGTAAGATTGCTACTAAAGTTCAAGATATTGCACTAAGATAGTAATAATTATTCTATAGCTAGGTTACAGATTGTATAAATATATGAAAAAGATAGGAGTATATAATGTCTAATCCATTTGAAGATGCTGTTGACTCAGTGTACGATAATAACCCAGCTGGTTTTCAAGACGCTGTAGGCGCTATTCTAGCTGATAAGCTTAAAGAAAGAATTGGTGTCGAAAAAGTTGCAGTTGCACAAAACTTTCTTAACGAACCAGAAGTAGAAGAAGAAGAGGTTGCCGATGAAGAAGTTTAAAGAGCTGTTTGAAGCACCTGGTGCGCCTGCACAAGACAATAAAAGAGAAAAAGACGACGATCAAGAAGTCAAAGGTTATAAGCCTCGCTCTAAAGGAGAAGAGGATTTTGCCAATGCGCATAACGTAACCAAAATACCTCATCCTGTAGCTACTGATAGTCAATTTACAGGTGAAATACAGAAAGGTAATCCAGATCATCACGTAGGTGGTAAGAAGCAAGCAGAAGGTGAGACTGCTCCTGTTAAGCAAGGCGCCTCAGATACAACTGCAAGCGGTTCAGCATATAAAGAGCCAAAGCAATATTCACGTGGTGGCGAGAAGACAGCAGTAATGCAAGGTTCTTCTAAAATCAAAGAAAGCTTTTCTTCGTTTATTGAGGAGAAGGCGAATGGCGACGATTAAACTTTTAACCACATCTGCATCACTAGGTGTAGCTAACAACATGGGCCTTACTACAATGGTACGTGTTGTTAATACAGATTCAGCTGAACAGACAATTACTGTAGCTAATACTGTGGGGCCTGAAAATGGAGGCGGTACCGCAGGTTCTGTCGTTGTTGAAGCTGGCCAAACAGAAATTATTGTAAAAGAGCCAACAGATACCGTGGTAGCAGTAGCAGCTGTAAAAGCAACAGGCGTAGCGAGATACTAAAATGAAACTCATATGCGAAATTAATGAAGACCTAGAATACATTGCGGAAGCCAGAGAAGATGGCGGTAAGAACCACTATATTAAAGGTGTGTTCATGCAAGGTAATCTCAAGAATAGAAATGGTCGCGTTTATCCTATGGAAGTACTTCAAAAAGAAGTAGGTCGCTATCAAAAAGAATATATTGACCGTAAGAGAGCCTTTGGTGAACTCGGTCATCCTTCTGGTCCAACAATTAATCTGGACCGTGTCTCCCACATGATTACTGAACTCAAACAAAGTGGCGATAACTTTGTTGGTAAAGCAAAGATAATGGATACCCCTATGGGTAACATTGTTAAGAACCTAATGGACGAAGGAGCTACTATTGGTGTTTCTTCACGAGGTATGGGTTCCTTGAAACCTAACAAAGAAGGTATCGCTGAAGTTCAAAACGATTTTTACCTTTCTACAGCTGGCGATATCGTAGCTGATCCATCTGCTCCTGATGCATTTGTTGAAGGAATTATGGAGGGTAAAGAATGGATTTGGGATAACGGAATTATTCGTGAAGCTACGATTAATGACTATAAAGAAGAAATTAGTAAGACCTCAACGCGAGATCTGACCACTGCGAAGTTAAAGATCTTTGAGGACTTCATCTCAAAACTTTGATTTTATAAATAATAGAAGCAATAAATTCCATAAAGGAGAACTGCAAATGTCTGATAAAGAACTAGAGATGAGAGAAGACCTCACCGACGAGCAGTTGGATGAGTTCAAAGCATCTTATGGTGACCCTTCAGAAGTGCCTGAGCCCACAGCCAAGAAGGCTAAAGCTCCAGGTAAGTCTAAGAACGTTACCGATGATCCACGAGACGCACCAACTGCTGTTAAACCTAAAGCAGACGCTGTTAAAGAGTCTACTAAAATGGGTTTGATTCAAGCAATGGTAGAAAGAATGAATGGAATGAGAAAGGAAGATCTCATGAATTCTTTCGACCGTATGGTTGACGCTCTTGAAACTCAAGAAGAAATCAGCGAAGACGCTGAAGAAACTGTTGAGGTTGTAAAAGCAGGTCACACTGTTACAGCTGAAGAGATTGACATCAGAGAAGATGTTGCTGCTCTTTTTGCTGGCGACGACAGCCTGACCGAAGAGTTTAAAGAAAAAGCAGTAACTATTTTTGAAGCAGCTGTTGTATCTAAGATCAACGAGCAACTTCAGAAGTATGTTGTTGATATTGAATCAGAGCTTGAAGCTGAAAGAACTAAACTGAAAGAAGAAACTGTCAAGCAGCTTGATCAGTATCTCGACTATGTAGTTGAGAACTGGATGGAAGAAAACAAGCTGGCGGTAGAAGCAGGCGTTAAAGCCGAAGTTACCGAAAGTTTCATGAACGGCTTGAAAGAATTGTTTGTTGAACACTACATTGAAATTCCAGACGATAAAGTTGATGTAGTAGAAGAACTTGCAACTCGTGCTGACGAACTTGAATCTCGTCTTAACGAAGAGATTGAAAGAAACGCTGGCATGAAAGCCGAAATGACCCAATTCAAGAAGGCTGAGCTTGTAGCTGAGGCTTCTGAATCTCTCACTGAAACACAAAAGGAGAAATTCTTTGTGCTAGCAGAGAGTGTTGACTTCGTTGATGAAGATGTTTACATCCAAAAGCTTGAAACTCTGAAAGAGAGCTATTTTACTTCTACAGATGAGTCTAAGGCTGTAGTAAGTGATTTTGATGACGCGGAACCACTTGAAGAGGAAGCCCAAACTTCTTATTCAAGCAATCCGGAAATGTCGGCCTATGTACACACGATTTCAAGAACACTGAAAAAGTAATTAATTATAAATAATAAAGATCGAAACCGTAAAGGAGAGATAAAAAATGCAATATGTAACTGAAGAACTTGTCGATAAGTGGACACCAGTTCTTGAGCATGCCGATCTTCCCGAGATTAAAGATGCTCATCGTAGATCCGTAACTGCTACACTTCTCGAAAACCAAGAACGTGCTTCACGTGAATCAGCACAAGGTTCTGGTGGATACAGCACTCCATCGCTGTTGGGTGAGGCTTCACCTAGCAACGCAATGGGTGGTTCTGCTGCACCTTCCACATCACCTGCTGGTAACGTAGACATTTTTGATCCAGTATTGATTTCACTGGTTCGCCGTTCCATGCCTAACCTGATTGCTTATGACATCGCAGGCGTTCAGCCAATGACTGGTCCTACTGGACTGATCTTTGCAATGCGTGCTCGTTATACTGCTCAGGATCAAGCTGAAGCATTGTACAACGAAGCTGATACTGACTTCTCTAAGTCAGCTGCTGGTAATACTCTTTCTGGCTTTGCCATTGATGAGTCA